ATCAGACAAGAAACATATATTAGGAATGATTCTGCTTAGAGCGATGAGTGTCCATTCATTGGCAACATAAGCTGAAGTGTAAAGTAGCGCGGCTTCGGTGCTATGCAATTTTGCCAATTCTACTTCTAAAGCTACGTGATAATGACTTGTGCCACCAATATTTCTAGTACCACCTGATCCAGTACCTGTTTGATCAAGTGCGGTATGCATAGCATCTATCACTACCTTATGCTGTCCCATACCTAGATAATCATTTGAACACCAATTTACAATTTCTTTAATATTATACGGACCGTACCAGATAGCAACTGGAAAGTCGCCTTTCTCACGGATTATATCATTAAAGACTCTGTAGTTTCCAGATTCTTTTAAATCATCTATTGTTTTTTGGAATGGTGTCTTGTTTATCATTATGCTTATTTATATGCGTAGATAATTTATGATCAGTGTAATGAACATATGCTCCCCATTGATGATATGCTGTAAACAATCCCATATCATTCAACTCTTTTTGTGCCGCACTGTAGTCTTTTGACCACTCCTTTAGATATTTAATAAGTTTATTCATACTATTACTTAGCTAAATATAATTATAGGAGAATATTGATATGCAAATTTTTGTACAAAGTGTACATTATTCAGGTAAGAAATTAACAATTGAAGTAGAGCCAACTGACTCAGTAGAAAATCTTAAAACAAAGGTACAAGATGCCGAAGAGATTCCACCTACTCAAGTTGTATTATTTTTTAATGGTACTCTACTGGTAGACGGAAATACTTTAGCATCTTATAATATCCAAAAAGAAGTATATATTCAGTCAGCAAATAATATCTCCCAGTTAGCAACTAAACAAGCCAAGCAGGTAGCTAAACTTAATCTTGCGGCAGCAAAGAAAAGTGATACTTATGATATCAATAGATTACCTACCAAATATAATAATAACACACTAGTCGATAATGATAACACAGGCGGACTTCTTGCAAGTCGTCCTTGGACATAAACGATTAACCCCTACTAACTTTTGGAACGTTGACAGCTCATAGCATGAATCTCAGTTCTCGATTTCGTTAGTAGGGGCTTTAACTATTACTTTTATTACAGGGCTATGCCCTAAATCTACTTGTTGTTATACTATTATTTACTAGGCTTACCGTTTACAAAATCGTAAAACTTTTCAGCCGCTTCTAATACTGCGTCTGTTCCAGGTACTTCTGGCATTTTAATAGAACTTACAATCTCGTTAGTATCTCTATCACGTTTTACACTTTGTTCCCATCCGTTAAATTTGGCATGGTAATCGTTCCAGATGTTGCCTTGCGCCATCTCTAGAACCTTTGTACGAATTTCGTAACCGTTTTTATTTGTTGTGATCTTTGGCATTGCGGCCTTAAACATTTCTGCAACTTCTTGAGTTTGTTTAAAGATGGCTTCGCCGTATTTTGTATCTACGCTCATTATTTTCTCCTTGTGTGTATGTGTGTAGTGTTACTAATGTAACGTATTATTTAGTCTTTGTCAACCTCTCATATGCATTTTTGGCACTTTAAACCATTTGTGCTAGTTTTATTCTTGTAATAGTGTTCTTAAATAATAGACTGGGTAACTTACTCAGCAACAAGAAAGGAGATCCATTATGGAAATCTTAAATAAAGTAAAAGGTTGGGCAGGCGCTATAACTGAAGTAGGTATATCACTTATCTCATTAGCAATCGTTCTTGAAATCCTTTTCAACGGACAGAACATTCCGTTCTGGCCAAACATCAGCGTAGTAGGCAACATCACTGACATGATAACAGCGTTATCAGCTCAGGGACTAGTTGGACTAGCAGCTGTATGGGTGTTATATTCAATTTACAATCGCAAATAGTATCGAAAACATAACACTATAAAGTTATGGCAGAGCCGTCTTGGCGGACAGCTCTGTCATTTTTATTTAACCACCCGGAACAAATTCATCTGGTTTATACCAAATCTTTTGATGATGTATACGTCCTAGTAGTTCTTGTATTTCTCTCATCTCAGCATGTAGTTGATCAGATACTTCACCTTGAGCAATGGCCAATCCTCTACGGCCAGCCTTTGCTCTTAGTGCTTGTTCGATGACTTCGATGTCTCTTATAGTAAGTTCAAAGTTTTTATTTGGTTTCATAGTCCTAGACTCCTCATCCATATAGGTATTACTACAACGTGTAGAAATACGCATAGGGCTAACATAAGCCAAACTATTTTTACGTTACCCCTATCGCCGTGCATTATTTATTGCTCAATCCAGTTGGGCTATACTGTTCGCCATTGTATCCCGGATAGGTGTTGTCTTCAACGCCAAAGTTACAACTTGCAACAATAAACAAAAATGCTATTGAAGCATAGGTTGTGCGTTTGCTCCACAAAATGAAACCGTCATAGGCGGCTTCAGCTTGTTTCTGTGCGTCTGTTCTAACCTTGTCCATTAGAGGTCAGCTAATAATGCTTTCAGTTTTTTCTTTGACTTACCTTTTACTTTGGCACCTTTAATTGCATCAACACCTTCTTGTGTCAACTCACCTACAATTACAATAGCAATCATGCCCATGCTCTTGTGTGGTGTACATTGATACAAGTACACACCAGGTGTGTCAAATGTATATGTGTATTCTTTTGATAGTTTTGATTTCTTTGGTGCGTCCCAACCATCTGGCCCAGCAATGAATTCTACATTGTGACCTTTTGATGTTGGCAACCATGTGATTGAATCTCCTACTTCGATAGTTGAGATGTCTTCACTGTAAACCATTTTTGCTCCATCGTCTCGCTTGTTTAGCATGTCAACGGAAATGTCTGCGGCTAGTGCCGGAGTTGATAGTAGACCCATAAGGGCAACTGTAGATAGTAATTTCTTCATTGTGTTTTCCTTTGTGTATATGTGTAGTGTGCTATAAGAATTTATAGCGTGTATAATATATAGCACGAGTTGACCTTAGAGTCAACCCGTATTATATTTGTGTGCTATTTTGTAGCAACCTTTTTGTTGCGTTTGGCCATGCCCATGTAATGATCTGATGGTTCATAGTTCCAACGCTTGCCGTGATGTCCACGAAAGTCAGCATACCACATTCTAAGTTTGACTATTGATCTTACTAATAATGTGTTGTGTACTTTCATCCGTTTAACCAATCCGCTTCATCATTTGTATAAGGCCACATTATTTGCCACCCTTCTTCTTTTCGCCTTTCGGCTTTATGTATGAATGATCTGGATCTAACATTAGTAACTCGGATACATGTTGTTCTTGAACTCAGTTATCTCTGCGGCTCTTTTGTGATAGCCATGAGCTCTTAGTTCGCGAATTGCCATACAGTAACTTCTGTATTCCATTGCTTTTATGAATCTTTTAAACATTAACGTTTCTCCAACATCAATGCTCTTGCTTCATCGTGATATCCTTGTCTTGATAACTCAGCAGCCGCTCTTGCTCTGCCTGCTGATTCACCAAATGCAATTAATCCTACAAATGCAATGCTTAGTGCAGTTCTAATCATCTTACATACTTTACATGTGTAAGTCCATGTTGTGTTGGTCATTGTTGCTACAGTCATTATACAGATCCTTTCAAATTTTCATTAACCTGCAGGCCTCGTATGATAGTTCTATCACCACGTGCTACGTTATGAATATCGCCACGGCAAATGCCAATGTCGTTTAATTCAAAATCTGTTAATTGTCCAAGTTCTTTTACTGTACGTTTGTATGATGCTCTTTTTTCCTTGCGGATAGCACGAGCTCTCATTAAATCTTTATAGCCTTCAATTGCTTCTTGTATCCAACTTGACGCTTCTATTACATAATGTGTCATTATTGATATACTCCTGCTCTTGGACCACGTCCACCATGTGAAAGCATATATGCGTAAGCATACTGCCAATCTTTTCCATACTCTGTTTTGGCGTAAGTGAGCATCTCTTTTTCGAACTTCCTTGTTGGAAGTGGGTTTCCAAGTAAACTCACAAGGCCAGCGAATAACTTCTCAGTCATTTTTTTCTCCTTGATTAAGTTTTAGGATGCTTGAGGAAAGCAATACCCCGGAACTTCCCCGGCGGTGCAAGCACCTTTGGTGCTCGTCAATCACTTGTAACGGATGGATAATCCGCATTGTCTATCCAATGTGTCTATGTGTGTCGAATAGTACAGCATGGCTGCCCTATTCACTCTTATTTATTAAAAGTAGTTTTAATTTAACATCTATTTGAGCGAAAATCAACACATCTTTTTGCATACTCGTCATGCTAATTTTGCATAGGTGTGTCAATCTATAGTTGACACTCAAAAAAGGTTGACTAATCGTATATTATCGTATATTATCGTATATAACTAAAGGAGGCCTATGGCTAAAATGAGAAAGTTCCACTTTTGGAATGAGAACGGCGACGAGAAAGACACAGAACAATTAAGTTTAACAAGAGCAGTTAAGGCTGTACAAAGTGATTTCAAAGATGCGTTTATCGGAGTTGAGTATATTAGTAAAAAAGGTAAAGAAATAGTAGACAGAGTAAAACTACCTTGGGGAAGAAAAGTAAGACAAGCGATAGCTACTGAAAAGAAAAGAGCTGCTTTGAAAGCCAAGTTACAAAGATAAAAATTATACACCTATAAATAGGTTTATGAAATATTACATAACTGGAGTTCGTAGAGGACTTGGCAAAGCATTAAGTGAAAAATACAACACAGTTGATAATTTAAACGACTGTGATGTATTCATTAATTGTAAACACAAAGGATTTGAACAAGTAGATTTGTTATACCAAGCCGCTGAATTAAATAAAAGAATTATTAACATAGGTTCTAATTCACCGGATGAAACAAAAAGAAGCAAAAGCATTTATGCTGTTGAAAAATCAGCATTAGACAAAGCAAATCATCAATTATTCTATCAAGGTGTCAATACAACAAATGTTAGATTTGGTTATTTTGATTCGCCCAGGGTATCCCATGTAGACAAAAAGAAAATGTCAATTGAATATTGTGTTTCAATTATAGATTGGATATTGCAACAACCCCATAGAGTAAAAGAAATAACAATAACCCCATCTAAAGATTAAAAAGTGTAACAAAACTTTAATCTCTTGACAACAACACAATCCTATGTTAGTCTATAAATAATGTTGGACAATGAGGTCCCAGCAGGGCAACGTCGAGCCCTGTCTTAATATGTGAGCGCCGTGGTAAAAGCGGCAAGCAGAGGAGAAATAATAATGGACGCACTCACCCTATGGATGGCTGTAGGTTTCCTATTCGCGGCCTATTCAGTAATAGCAAATGATTCAGTACAAACACTAGGTACATGGATTGCATCAAATAACGAAAAATTTAATTGGAAGATCATGTGGGGAGCGGCTTCGGCTGTTCTACTATATACACTTTGGTATGGTTGGTATACTAACGGTGGAGATATCAGTTATGGACGATTAAACAAAATTCCGTTCCAAGAGATACAATGGTATCATGCGGCGGCGCCAGGATTACTATTATTACTAACAAGAATAGGTGTGCCAGTTAGCACATCTTTTTTAGTATTAAGTGCCTTCGCAAGTACCTTTGTACTAGAGAAGATGCTTATGAAAAGCATGATGGGCTATGCTGTCGCGGCAGTTGCGGCATACATTATTTGGATAGGAGTTACTAAACTACTAGACGAAGCAAAGCCTGTCAAAGACGAACACAAGAAAGCGTGGCGTGTAGCACAATGGGTAACAACAGGCTTCCTGTGGTTTACTTGGCTCAGTCATGACATGGCAAACATTGCCGTGTTCCTACCACGAGAGATACCTTGGGACCTAATGATCCTAGTAAGCGTTGTGTTTGTCGTAGGACTAGGATATATGTTCCGTGAAGGCGGAGGTAAGATACAAAACATTGTAATTGAAAAGCACAACACTCGATATGTTCGTAGTGCTACAATTATTGATTGTGTTTACTTTTTAATCTTGCTTTTCTTTAAAGAACTAAATGATATTCCAATGTCAACAACTTGGGTGTTTGTAGGACTACTATGTGGACGTGAACTTGCTATGGCAACAATGACAGGTAAGCACAAGTTTAAGACAGTGTTTCCATTAGTGACCAAAGACTTCTTCAAGATGATGATAGGCTTGGGTGCATCGGTAGGCGTAGTGTTAATGATACACTATGTTATAGTACCAAACGGACTGTAATCATTAAGGCAGGGTGCAACGGCTCTGCCTTAATATATACTTGTATGATAAAAGATTGGTCAATGCAAGAAGTAAAGAACAACATCGACAAGATCACCTACGGTGCAAACGATGCTAGGATGGACGGATTTGTAACATGGGGTTGCAAACAAGACTTGTATCAAATACTTTGGTATTGCGAAGATGCATTAGAAAAGTGTAGTACATACGCAGACGAAGACGATTATGTTAAACGTAGAGATCAAGAGAAGATGTTAAAAACACTAGGAAAAAAATGAAAATAGGAATAGCAGGCTACGGATTTGTAGGCAAAGCACACGAAGGTGTACTCAAAGATTACCATGACATTATTATAAGCGATCCTGCTAAAAAGATGTATGGAGACTTACGACATGCAGATGCAATTATTATTTGCGTAAGCACACCTCAAGGGTCACATGGCGGATGTCATATGGATAACGTATATGAAGTTATTGAAGACTCTCCTCATGTACCTATATTAATTAAAAGCACAATATCAATAGAAGGCTGGGACATGTTGAGACATGTATTTCCTAACAAACCATTAACATTCTCTCCAGAGTTCCTACGTGCGGCTTCGGCACTGGAAGACTTTAAGAACAACAAAACAATATTACTAGGTGGCGGAGATACAAACTTTTGGTCTGATCTTTTTGTTACAGCAATGGGCAAAGTTAATATTGATATAGCAAAGCCTAAAGAACTAATACTAGCCAAGTATGCTCGCAATAGCTTTTTGGCTCTCAAGGTTGCGTACTTCAACCAAATTAACGACTTGTGTACCAAATTAGATGTTGACTACGACAAGGTAAGACAGTATACTACAATAGATAATAGGATAGGAGATAGTCATACTAATATAACAGATGAACGAGGCTTTGGAGGACATTGTTTCCCTAAAGACACAGAAGCCTTTGTTACATCAAGCAAGCGTGTTGACAGTAACCTATCTATATTAGAACATGCAATTGAATACAACCAAAGTATCAGAAAGGGAACCACTTGAAAATGAAAATCATTACAGGAAATGCTAATCCTCAATTAGCACAAGAGATCGCAGAACATTGTTTTGCAACTCTAGTTCCATCTAACGTATCAACGTTTGCTGATGGAGAAAGTAGCGTAGAGTTTTTAGAAAATGTACGTGGCGAAGATGTGTTTATTATACAGAGTACCTGTACACCTGTTAATGATAGTGTTATGGAACTTATGATTATGATTGATGCGGCACGTAGATCAAGTGCAAGTAGAATTACAGCAGTCATTCCTTACTTTGGTTACGCAAGACAAGATCGTAAGAGTGCTTCACGTACTCCTATCACAGCAAAACTTGTTAGTAACTTATTAACAACAGCAGGTGCAGATAGAATCTTAACAATGGATTTACATGCAGGACAGATACAAGGCTTCTTTGATATTCCTGTGGACGATTTAACAAGCCGTGTAGTCTTTGCAAAAGATATCAAACGTTCAATTGGTTGGAGAGATGATCCAGAAGTACAACAACAAGGAACAGTATTTGTATCACCAGACGCAGGTGGTGTTGTTCGTGCTAGGAAGTTTGCTGATATGTTTGGTGGCGACATTGCTATAGTAGACAAACGTAGACCAGAAGCAGGTAAGAGCGAAGTAATGAATCTAATTGGCGATGTACAAGGTAAACATGCTATCCTAGTAGATGACATTGTAGACTCAGGCGGGACATTATGCAATGCGGCCAAAGCAATTATGGATGCAGGTGCTAGTAGTGTTCGTGCTTATATTACACACGGAGTATTAAGTAACGAAGCATGTCAAAAGGTTGAGAAGTCAGTACTAGATGAATTAGTAGTTACTGATACTATTCCTAATCGCTGTCCTAAGAATTGTAAAAAGACACGACAGGTTAGTGTCGCGCCTTTGTTTGGTGAAGCTATTAGACGTGTTACAAACGAAGAAAGTGTTAGCTCTCTATTCGTGTAATGTGTTTTATGTACTCAGTCATTGAATGATCACCGAAGCTATCTATCTTACCTTGCTTTAGTCCCATCCATATACCACGCCACTTGTCTTTGAACAACTGCCAACCCGTAGGTTTTCTATAGTTTCCGTATGCATTAAGATAATGTTCTGTACCGTGATGTACGTAACCCATTGCCCAAAGAGGAACAGTAGTGACGATGTCATTGTTGTTCTTCCAACGGTGATGTGTTACACCTAAACTCTTAACATATCCTCTCCAACCTACACGTGGCGAACCAAATGTGTAAAGCTCAACAGGATCGTTAAGTTCTACATCATGTAAACAACGGCTTGCCATTATAGTTGCCATTGCCGCTCCTAGTGAGTGTCCACAGAACCATAGTGTCTTGCCTAAGTTTGCTTTACGGTTAATGTCTTCCGTAATAGCAGGCCATAGTTCGTCTACTTCTGCTTTAAAACCTTGATGCACTCTTGATATTGTTTCTGCCATTACTGGTATTGCTTTTAGATCTGCGCTAATGTCATTGAACTCTGTCGGTTCAGTTCCGCGACATGCAATAACTAGATCTTCTTTGTTCATAAAACGGTATGCTTGTGCTCCGTCCTTTTCGTAGAATTCTACAGTTGTAAATCCTAATTTCTTTACTTGACTTTTTGCTTCTTTGATGTTACTATAAGCAATACTAGACAATTTTGCAAATAATAAGGATCTTTCATTGAAATTCATTGTTGATATACTCATATGCCCTCCTTCATGTATTACAATCATATTTATCGAAACGCTAAATACATATACGGAGCGATAAAATGAAAAAACGTACAAGATCCATATTAGAAGAATTAAACGAATTAGGCCGCAATCATGGTAATGATCGTCTAATAGAAGCTACAGCTAATAATTTAATTGAAAGTAGCATTAATTTAATTAACAGAATTAGTAGTACATACGATGATACTACAGCAGGCGAGCTTGAACGTAGATTTATTAATGCAATTAAAAGTGGTGACCCTCGTAAATTCAAACGCGGCATTGCAAAAGTAATCGAGGCAAAGAATAATGATACTAAGTGAAGGCGGCAATGTATTTAAAACAGAGCCGGAGAAAGAACTAATTGCACAGCGAATTGCAACGCCTGATGTTGACCCTACTATCAAATGGCTTGAAAAGGTTATTGGATTTGAAATAGATGAACAAGATCTACTAGGTACAACTGGTAAAAAGAATCATCCTAGTGGAAAGTTTGAACTTAATTCTTCAGGAGATTTAGATATCAATACAGATGAGAATGAAGTTTCTAAGCAGGATTTAATTAACAAGTTAACCGCCTGGTGCAAAAGCCAAGGTATTGCTGATGCAGACATAATGAACAAAGGGCGCACCAAGCAAGACGGATGGATTCATTCAGCAGGTGATCAAATACATTTTCGTACTCCTATTAAAGGTGATGCTAACAACGGCTACGTACAAACAGACTTTATGTTTTCAATGAAGCCAGACTATCAACGCGGAGCCAAGCGTGGCGGCACAGAAGAATACGGCGGAGCATTGAGAGCAATGTTACTAGCAAGTCTTGCAAGAGGACGTGGATATAAAATGAGTCCTAAGTTTGGTATTGTTGATCCAAACAATGGTGACCAACTTGTAAGTGATGATTGGTCAAAAGGTATCCCAGAAATATTATTAGGTAAAGGTGCTACTGAAGAAGATACTCACACAGTTGAAAGTATGATTGCTTTCCTAAGAGCAAACGAACCTAACTATGAAGAACTAGTTGCACAGTTTGAATTCCAATTAGAAAAAGAAGGTAAGAAACTTCCTGAAGCTGTACAAACTTTAGAAGACAAGCAACTAGAAAGAATCAAACAACTAAGTGGACTTACTCTTAATAGCACAAGGATGATTTGCTAATGAGACTTTCAGAAATATCAACCGGAGACACAGTATTGCAAATGGGTCCACCATATCCGCCAGAAGATATGGACGCTGTCAAAGAATTACAAAGTGCATTAAATGCAGCAGGATATTCAGTAGGGTCAACAGGAGTTGACGGCAAGTACGGTCCGAGAACAGCAAGAGCTGTTGGTGCATTTAAGAAAGATTATAAGTTGCCAGGCGGCAACCAAGACGTTGATACAAAAACAATGACTACCATCAGCATGGCTGCAAGTGGTCAAATACCACAAGTAAGAAAATCAAGATCGGGTAAAAGTTCAGCTGACGATAGTAGAACACTTACAAAAAGATCAGAGTTAGGAAAAGTATCACAAGACAGTGTAACACAAGGTAAGATTGGAAAAGTATTAGATCTTATTGCAGGACCAGAGTCAGGCGGACGATATGATGCAGTATACCCAGGCAAACGTAGACCTGAAATATTAAACATGACTCTTGATGAATTGGCTGCTGATCAAAGAGAACGTGGAAGATTTACAGGATCAAGTGCGAGCGGACGTTATCAATATATTAGAAAAACATTATCAAGTGTTGCAAGACAAATGGGACTTGATACTTCAAAAGAAAAATTTACACCTAAGTTGCAAGACGAGATAGCTATTTTTCATCTACGTGCAAATCACGGATTAGATAGATGGTTAAGTGGATCAATGAGTAACGAACAATTTCTAAACAGACTAGCAGGTACCTGGGCAGGTATTCCAAAGACAAATGGCCGCAGTGCTTATGCTGGAGTACTAGATAACAAAGCAGGGATAGGAGCACAGGCTGCTCTACAAGGCTTAGATGATATTAGAGGTATTGCATAATGCGTTACAGCGATTTTAAAATAGTTGAAACTAATGCTCGTCTTCAAAAAAGATTAAATGACTGGATGAGTCAATATGTAACTTGGCAAGAGTTTAAGAATCAATCAACAACTACTTCAATGGTAGGCGATAAAAATATTACTAGTCCAGCATTTGATAAAAGTATGAAAGATCAAAAGGCTCAACTAGATAGAGAAGCAGAGTTTTTTAGACAAAACGGATTTGAAAATCAAGTTAATAAGTTTCTTAACGATATGTCTAAGCCTATGCAACGATCAAAACCTATCTCTGTACCAGGCATTGCTGCGCCTAAACCTAAAACAAAAGTAAGAGAGTATGGACCACATGACCGTGTTGCGAAAGTTGGTAACACCACTGTTCGTGCAAACACTAGAACAGGCAAGCAAAGCGTCAATACTAAAGTAGGCGACCTTGAACTAGATGCAGACAATACATTGAACAAAGATGGATCGCAAGGAAGAATGTCTGCAACTTACACAAAAGATAAACTAAAACTTAAACATGATACACGCAAAGGTATGTCAGCAAGTTATAAAATGCCTGACGGAACTACAGCAACAGCATCCAATAGTGGAAAAGGTAAAACAAAATTCAAAGTTTCAGAAGATTTAATTGCATCTCTTGAAAGTGCAATACAACTAAACGAAGGTGCTCGTATTGATCACGCAGAAGACATAATTTTTACAGAAGGTAGTAAAGGAGCCATTCGCGCTCTTGAATCATTAAAGCAAATGGAACAAGGAGGACACACTAATGTCACAGTTAAATGGGACGGATCTCCCGCCCTCGTTTTTGGCCGCAATGAAAATGGAGAGTTTATACTTACAGACAAGTCAGGCTTTGTTAAAAAAGGCGGAGTTGAACGAGCAACAAGCGGTGACGAAATTGCTAATCACCTCCTTAACAGAAGCGGTGGAGCAAACAAAGAAGATCCAAAACGTATAGCATTTGCAAATAATATGAAACAAATCTTTAATCAATACGAAAGAGCAACTCCAAAAGACTTTAGAGGTTACTTAATGGGCGACTTGTTATATTATAACACGCCTGAAGTAATTGATGGCAAATATACATTTACTCCTAATATTGTTACGTATAGAGTAGATGTTAACAGCGACCTAGGTAAGCGTATAGGACAATCAAAAACAGGAATAGTTGTGCATAGATTACTAGATGAACAAGGTAATCAATCACCAGTACCGCAAGATTTAAAAATGCAAGGACTTGAGGTAATGATATTCCCAAGTGTAACAGTTTCAAAGCCAGCACAAATAGATGATGAAGACATAAACCAATTAAAAGCAGTTGTAGCAGGAAACGCACAAGCAATTGATAATATGTTAGATGTTAACACACTAACTCAAATGCAAATGAAGAACTTACCAACAATATTTTACACATACCTAAACAGTAAAGTCGATACTGGATTAGATAATCTTGGTGCAGACTTTTTACAATGGATTAAAACAAGTAAAGAAAGCGGCAAGAAACAACAAAAGATAGCTGAATACATAGGACAATACAAGCAGGCATTTGATGCTATGTGGAAAATTGTTACAGGTATAATGACAATCAAGAATAAAATAATTGATCAATTTGATAGCCATGATGCAGATGTTACAGCTGAAATAGGCAGTCACGGACCGGTATCACAAGATGCACACACATCAGGTGGAGAAGGATATGTATTAGCACACCCTGAAGGCGATATTAAATTAGTTCCAAGGGCAGGCTTTACAAAAGCAAATAGATCAATACAACGATAAGGAACCAAAAAAATGAAAATGAACGATATACTAAACGAAGTAAACGATAACTTCGGTCTTTCACCAGAACAACGCAAACTTGCTAACCTGGGTAGAACACTTATGAATGCAGCTGCAACTACAAAAGATGATGCATTGTCAAACGTAATGTCAAAAGTAGGTAACGAACTTACTAACTTTGGAGCATTATTTGGGGCAACAAATTTAGAAGAACTTGTTAAAAAAACAGGAGTATCAGCAGAAGTAATTAAGAAACTAATGGCTTATGCAGATAAGATTGGCGATGTACATACAGATCTTAAAAAAGATCATGCTGATAGTGGCTTAGACGACAAAGACAACGACGATGATGACTTTAATGAACCAAGTGACGCAGACATAGACAGAGACGCAGTAGCATTCGCAAAAGGCCAGTAATGGATTTTATACAAGAGATACACGAAGCAAGGATGACCCGAGACGGGAACAATCTACGTGTTCTCACGTATACAGATTGTTGCGAACGACTGTATCTAAGTTTGTTAATTGTTGATTTACTAAGAAGGTTCCCTAAGTATAAATCATCAGTGCAAAGTTATGCTAGTCGTACAACACGTTATTCAAACTATAATTCATTTAAAGCAAGCGGAACTGACTTATACAATTTTATGTATTTTGTATCTGGAGGCGATGATGCACAGGATAAACTTAAAAATCCTGCCGCAGCAAAAACAATGCGTAAGACAACTTACCTATCTACAATGCAAATTAACGGATACCTAACTAGCATAGGCAACGGAAGCAATCCAACTAATGCATTATCAATTCTTGTAAGTGCTGAAACATCTTTAAAAATAGTTAACCAAGACTATAAAAATATGCGTAGAGCAATAGGAAACTTTGATAGTTTAACAGCTCTTGACAAAAAGAAAAATGTTACAAGGTTATTGTATGCAACTAGAGCTAAATTAAGATCAAGTGACATAATAGACGACTTAGAAAAATTAGCTGTTGAAGGTAACTTTGAAACAGGATTGGTCAAAGACAACGAACCAACTGTTAGTTTACCAGATATGCCATTAGAATCAAAAGACTTGATAAACTATAGATTTTTAGTTGGAACAAAGAATCTAATGCAAGCACAAAGAGTTGTGCAATTGGCTAGTAGAGGCGCAAGTGTGCCTAGTAATTTTATTACAGCTTATTTTCCTATTATAAAAATGGTACATGATATTGTACGTGCAGGCCCTGCATTTATTAATCAATTGCGTGTATTACACAAAAGAGCCCAAAAAAGCACCAAAGACTAGGTTTTTTTCCTAAGAGACTAAATACATATACAAGAACAGCACAGAGGGTGCTGGTCCATTTAATGATAACAGGAGAAATAAAATGGCAACTTATGACGTAACACCAGTAAACGGCGGCGATAATGCAGTCGGTACTTTAGAAAAAACAGCACAAATAAACGGATTTTTAATCAGTTTAGACAGTGATTCAGACGGAACAGATGATGCTCCAGTAGATCTACGTGCAGTAGACGCAGCACATGGTTCAACTTATGACTTAATTCTTAGAGAATTAAATCCATTAATGGCACATGCTATCAATGACGCAACAGGCGTAATGAGTGTGATCATGGACGCACATCACGGCGATGCAGCTTCAATCAAAGCACGTTTAGTACAACTAGACGGCATTGGTACAGATACAACTGTAGCAGCAGCAACAAGTTTCGCAGTAGCTTAATAGCTTAACTGTAACTTAACATTAAAGGCTCACTTTTTAAGTGGGCCTTTTTTTATGACTATAAGTAAGTGTATGCTATTTAAATTAACAACTGTAGTCGACATAACACAAACAAATGCTCGTCGCGGTGAAGACAAGAAAAAAGAAAATCAACAAGCAAACTTTAATACTATGTTTCAAACCATAGGGCTACGTGTTAATGTTGAACCTTTAGGTTGTACACAGTCTGTGATTGATGTTGATAAACTTGAATACAAGTTTGGCAGTGCTATTAAGGGCAAACAAAGAGTATGGACATTTGAATTTGAAAATACATACGAAGGCGCATTAACTTTGGATATGATGATTAATGATTTTGATCTTGTACCTGTAATAGTAAACCTTGAAGAAACAGCAGCTAATACTAATAACATTTTTTCTACAAAACATGTAACTGATAAGAACATTTTATTTGAAATAATCGATAAATAATTACAACGGAGAATAACTAAATGTCTACAACTAATTTAGAAAAAGAGAACCTAGAAGCGCATGTTGACTTATGTGAACAGCGTTACAAGAATCTTGAAACTCGTATGGTAAACATAGAGTCTAAAGTAGAACATATTCACCGTGATATTACAGCAGGTCAAAAATCAATGACCAAAGTTATTATTGGTGCCGCAGGCACAATAGTAGCTGGATTATTATCTACAATAGTCGTTCTGTTAATTTCATTACAATAAACGTATAAATAACTATATGTTATTAAGAGAACTCACATCACCCCTCGACGAAAAACAAATTTGGGCTCGCAAAGGCAAGTCTTTAGTGCGTAAGTACCGTTGCATGGGCGGCCAACGTAAAAATAGAATTGTAGCTACTCCTAGTGCATGTTTTGCACCAATGGATGTTAAAAAACGAGCTGTAATGAAGCGTACTAGAGCTAGATTATCTGCTAAAATGGCAAGAGTATCAAAACGTACCAAGCGTACAAACCCAGCAAGTATTAGATTAGCCAAGGGAATGAATAGAAGAAAATGAATGTGCTTGAAATAACATCAAGAGCGTATCAAAGACGCCCAGGTAAAAGTCCAAGTCTTAAGTTTAGATGTACATACGGGCCACGCAAAGGACAAGTTCGAGCTAGTCCATCTGCATGTAACGCACCGTTAAATGTAAAAGCAAGTAATACATTAAAGAAGACACGTACAGCTAAAGGAGGCTTAGTAGCTGCTAAAACTAAAATTACAAAAAGATCAGCACCAGGTTCAAAAAGAATTAAGAAGTTAAATAAACCAAGAAAGAGGTCAAGAGTATGAAGATTTTTGAAATAGAACAAGCTACAGCGCCAACAGCAACAGCACCAGGTGCAACAGCACCACAAGGATCAAATGCAACTCCAGCGCCAACAGCAACAGCACCACAAGGACAAGGTGCAGCTCCGACACAAGATCCTATGCCGGCAGGACAAGCACCTACCGATCCAGCAAAAGCAGAAGCTGAAAGAAAGAAAACAATCGTTCAGCAAAGAACAGCATTACAGGGCCAAATTAAATCTTTAGATGATCAAAAGAAAGCATTACAACAGCAACTGGCCACACTAAAATGAAATTAAATGAACTTATAGGTAGCTTTGATATCTATACAACTAATGAAGAACAGCAAGAATTAACCCAGCTCGAAGGTATGGTTCCGTTCGGAAGTTTTAACGAACGACAGCAAGTCATTATAAACAACCTTATACGCAAGAGTTTGGTAAGTAAAATACAATCCAAAGAAGGTATAATGGTTGCTAAAAATGAACTCTAACTTAGTAGAAGAACTTAAAAAACTAATAGAAGAAAACTTAGACCCAAGCATGTTTCCATATGCTAAGGGTAATAGTATCCGTATTGGTAGCTTAGTTATTCGTGAGAACAAAAAAGGGTTTCATATACACAATTTAAAAACAAAAGATCATATAGCAACTACATTTAGTAAGACAGCGGCAGTAGCAATAGCAAAAAATCTAGCTAAAGGGCATAATGTTACAGCAAATGCAATAGACTTAGATAAAGTAATTGAGAAAAACTTCTCAGATGCATTGTTTTATTCGCATACTTTGCGAACAACTAAAGACGAAATGAAGAAAGAAGTCACAGAAACACGCCTAGATATAGCAAAAATACGTACAGAAGACGCAAAGCGTCATCTTGACTGCATGATATTTAATTAACTGTGATAAATAACTATAACAACATTTATGCTAGGGAAGAGTAGATATGCAAATTAGAGATATTAACAAACCAGTGAACTCAAAAACACTGAATGAAACAATGGCCAAAAAATATGGTACAAAGATAAACGTTGATTCGTTTACACTTGAACAACTTCAAGATGCTAGAAACAAACTAAGAACAAAACTTAGTGATATTGAAACTAACGAAAGTTTTTCAGGCTTATCACAGAACAAAACCTACAGTAAGAACAAACTCTTCCTAGACGTTCTTAATGCGGCGATTAGTGAAAGAGCTGATATTGACGAAGGTGAAGTGCCTGCAGGTCTTAAAGCATATCAAGACAAGAAAAAAGGTAAATCAGCCGACAAAGAAGATAAAGCGAAAAAACCAAAAGACGGCAAGATGCCAATGGACGACAATGGTACACCTGATGATAAGTCAGACGACAAGCCAGCGTTCTTAAAAAAGAAGAATGAAGCTGTAGTTAAAGAAGGTGCAGTGAAAGCAGTATGTAAAGAGTGTGGCGATACATTTGGTAAGCCAACAACAGATTGCAAAAACGATTGTAATGATCCTACACAGGATTGCTGGGTTAAGGAGTCAGACTACATGAAAGAATCAAAACACATAGACGAAGGTAAAGACATCATCAACAATTATTTTACTAAACTAATTGAAGGTGAAGAAGATAAAGCAGAAATAGTAATGGCTTCTAAAGATATGGTTGATAGATTAACTGGTTGGATGGAAGACACAGCAGAAATGCAAAGTGAATCAATGCTAGAACTAGCTGATGCTATCAGAGACGAAATGGGCGCACAACAAAGTGAAGCATTTACAAACACAGTTAAGCCTGCACTAGAATCATTGTACACAGCAATGGAAGGAACTAGAGTTGCATTAACACAAGGTGTTGGTATGCTAACAGGTGAAGCAGAGCCAATGGATGCTATGGGTGACGAGCCAGCTTTAGATGCAGAAGAGCCAGCAATGGAACCAACTGACGATATGGATGCAGCAGCTGATGATGATTTTGCAGCAGCTGAAGCGGCAATAGGTGGCGACGACGAAGCAGGCAGAGCAAAGCGTGAGTCAATTCAACGTTCACGTAGATTAGGCACAATCCTTTCAAGCAGAAACTAAGGATACAACAATGTTGATGTCCGACATTATCAATGAAGCAGGTGAAGAAGTTGGACTTACAGCTTCTCCTAAACTTGTTCATGTTCTAAGAACACTTATTGGACAAGCTGATCAGAACGGTGACAAACTGTTCTTACATTTTGACACGCCACTTCCAAACGATATACGAACTGATGCACGTAATTTAGACTTAAACAAAATTATGCAAAATGTAGGCGGCGAACAGTTTGATTATGAGACATTTAAAGCTGCTTACGACACTGATAATAGAGTTAAGTCGATGATAGCAAACTTTAGTGAAAAAGGCGTCGAACCTAAAACAAAAGAAACACCATCAGACAGTCCGGTAGCCAACGGAGAAGCTGATCCAAATGCTGTATCAAGCATGGCCAAGTCAGCAACAGACTTAGGCAATAAACTTTAAAAAAACTCTTGACTTATCTCTATATTGTGTTATAATAATAACAATAGGAGAACAATACTTTGACAAGACTACTAAGTGCATTTAACTTTCAACAATGGATTATTGAATCTGACTTTCCAGGTCATGAAAAGTTAGAGTATCTTTTTGACGGATTAGAAGATAACCGTAATGGATTTACTACAGCAACAAACAACGGTATACAACACTATTATAAAAACGAAGATATTGCTAGTGTAGCTGATCTTGTACGTAAACGCACAAACGAATTATTAACAGAACAAGAATCACCTATTATAGCAGGTGAGCTTGACAAGGCTTGGACTATTACATATAATCCGGGTGGATGGCAAGCCTTACATAGCCATGCATATAGGTATAATATTATAAGCACTGTAATATATTTTGATACAAATGAAAATGAAAACACAAGTGACGGAGCATTCTATGCAGTTTTTTCTGAACCAGACGGTGAACAAATTGTACAAGTGTGTCCTTATTGGGCAGGAAAATTCCTTGTAATGGAAGGGGCTATTCAACACGGTGCATACCCAACAACATCAACACGACGATGTCTTATTATAGATTTTAAACAGGAAACACATGACAACACTGATACAAAATAAGTTCGACTATAAACCTATATCACGAAAAGAAGTAGACGGTAAACGTAAGTATCTTACACCCGATGGACATGCTGTTGCAAGTGTTACCACAATCTTAGATGCTACTAAAGATAAAACACATCTTATTGCTTGGCGCAAACGAGTAGGAGAACAAAAAGCAAGAGAAATTACAACCGAAGCCGCAGGCGTAGGCACACGGATGCACAAGTACCTTGAAGACTATGTAGAGTTTGGCGAATGGCCAACTCCAGGCAGTAATCCATTTGCTAAAAAAGCACACCGCATGGCTGAAGTAATACGTGATGAAGCAATGGTGCATGTAGACAATATATGGGGTAGCGAAGTACAACTTTATGTGCCGCAACTGTATGCAGGCACAACCGATCTAGTAGGAACATTTAAAGGTAACCCTGCTATTATGGATTTTAAACAAACTAATAAGCCCAAGAAACAAGAGTGGGTAGTTGATTATTACTTACAAATGGTTGCATACGCAGAAGCACACAATGCTGTATTTGGTACAGATATACGTGAAGGACATGTGTTTATGTGTAGTCGCGGTGATGACAGTATGATATTAGGGGGCGAGACCTATCAGCAATTTGACTTATGGCCGCATGAATACGATGAATGGAAACATGAATGGTATGAAAGAGTGTATGCATATTATGAGAAACACGGATAAATATGTATAACAGGAGAATGAAATGGCTGTAGTTCAGATATCAAGAATACAAGTCCGTAGAGGACAAAAAAACGCAGGTAGCGGCATACCTCAACTTGCTTCAGGTGAGTTAGGTTGGGCTGTTGATGCAAGGGAATTATTTATAGGTAACGGTGCTGTTAGTGAAGGAGC